TACGACCCCTGGAATTCGCAAAGCATCTGCAATCACCTGCTCGACGACGGCGTGCCGATGATCCAGTTCCGGCAGGTGCCGAAGACGTATCACCCGGCGATGCAGGAGCTAGAGCGCACGTATGTCGCGGGCAACCTCGTGCATGGCGACGACGCCGTGCTGACCTGGTGCGCTTCGAACCTCGTCGCGCGGCACGACGTGAACCTCAATCTCGCGCCTGACCGGCGCAAGTCGACGGAGAAGATCGACGATATGTGCGCGCTGCTGATGGCTACCGGTATCTCGATCGCCCCCGCTCCCGAGGCCGGCGAGATCGAGCAGGGTTTCGTGGTGATCAACTGATGCTCGCCTGGCTGAAATCGCTACTGTTCGACGAAGCTCCGGCGCCCGCGCGCCCGCGCGCCGAGCTCGAGCTGCACGACGTTCCGTCGTCCGATCGCGTGCGCATGGGCCAGATCTTCGGCGATATGCCGACAGCGGCCGGCGCCGTCGTGAACGAGCGGACCGCGATGAAAGTCTCCGCGGTGTCAGCATGCGTGCGGCTTATCGCCGGCGCCATCGCCGCGCTTCCGGTCCCGATCTATCGGCGCACCGAGAAGGGCCGCGAGCAGGTCGACCACCCGTTGTGGTGGCTGCTGAATGAGCAGCCGACGCCGCGCTACACGGCCGCGTCGTTCTGGGAATTCGTGACGGCGCAGATGCTGCTGCGCGGCGACGGCATCGCCTACATCGACCGGGCCGGTCCGAGCAGCGCGGGCATCCGCGGGTTCATCCCCGTGAAGCGCGACAACGCGCTGATCACGCGCCGCGGCGATCGGCTGGTTTACACGATCTTCGACGTCGACGACGACGGCGAGGTCGGCCATTTCAACCTCGATCAGGACGACGTACTGCATTTTGCCGGCATGGGCTTCAACGGCATCAGCAGCATGTCCGTTATCCAGTGGGCTGCACGACAGTCGATCGGCGTCGCCATGAAAGCCGACGAGCACGCGGCGCAGATCTTCGGCTCCGGCGCGCACATCCAGTACGCGATCAAGTCGCCGAAGCGGATGAGCCCGGAGCAGCAGGACGATTTCCGCGCGGCCTGGGTCGCGAAGTACAGCGGCCAGGGCATCAGCAGCATGCCGCTGGTGCTGACCGAAGGTCTCGACGTGCAGGAGCTCGCGCTCAATGCGGTGGACTCGCAGCTGCTCGAATCGCGGCGGTACCAGGTCGTCGACATCGCGCGCGCCTTCGGCGTGCCGCCGCACATGATCGGCGAGACGTCGCAGTCAACGTCGTGGGGTTCGGGCATCGAGCAGATGGGAATCGGCTTCGTGATCTACACGCTGCTGCCGCACCTGCGTCGATTCGCTCAGGAGCTGAACCGAAAGCTCTGGCCGCGGAGCATGCAGTACTTCACCGAGTTCAACGTGGCCGGCCTGCTCGCCGGCGACAGCAAGACGCAGGCCGAGGTCTTCGCCAAGGCGCTCGGCGGCCCCGGCACGCAGGGCTACATGACCGTGAACGAAGTCCGCCGCCTCAAGAATCTGCCGCCGGTACCGGGCGGCGACGACCTGATTTTCGCCGGCTCCGCGCCGGTCGCACCCGCCAAGGAAACCGAGCAATGAAAATTCCCAAGCTGGTCCAGCTGATCCGCGACAACATGGGCAAGACCAAGCCGATCCGTGTCGAGGCGGCCGACGGTGCCGACGAGGTGACCGTCTACCTGTACGGCGTGATCGGCGGCTTCTGGGGCGACATCGACGCGGCGTCGTTCGCGCGCGAGCTCTCGGCGATCACGGCGGCGAAGGTACACCTGCGCATCAACTCGCCGGGCGGCGACGTGTTCGAAGCGCGGGCGATGATGACCGCGATCGCGCAGCACAAGGCGACGTTCATCGCCCACGTCGACGGCATCGCGGCCTCGGCGGCGACGGGCATCTGCATGTCCTGCGACGAGGTGGAGATCACCGTCGGTGCGATGTTCATGATCCACAACGCATGGACGTTCGCGATGGGCAACAAGTCCGATCTGCGCACGACGGCCGACCTGCTCGAGAAGATCGACGCCGGCCTGGCCCAGGACTACGTCGCGAAGACCGGCAAGAAGGTCGACGAGATCCAGCAGCTGATGGACGCCGAGACCTGGTTCAACGCACAGGAGTCCGTGGACAACGGCTTCGCCGATCGCGTCGTCGACACGACCGACAAGTCCGGCGACGCCGAGGAAGCCAGCAACGCCTGGAACCTGTCGGCCTACGCGAACGCGCCGAAGCGCGCACCCGCGCCGCCGACCGCCGCGGCCGTCGCCGCGCACCGCAAGAACATGGAGCGGCGCCTCGCGCTGCTCGAACGCACAGCCGCGTAGGAATCGCTCCCGCGCTGTAACCGAAGGCCGCCGCGAGGCGGCCTTTCTTTTTCCCCGAAGTGGAGATAGACCAGATGGCTCAGTCCATTCAGGCCCTGCGGGAGCGCCGCAACGCGCTGGCCAAAGAAGTCCGCAACCTGCTCGACAACAACACCGGCGCGAACTGGAAGCCGGAGCACCAGACCGAGTACGACGCGAAGATGGCCGAGGTCGAGCGCGTCGACGCCGAGATCGCGCGCGAGCAGAAGCTCATCGACCTGACCGCCGAGAACAACCTGGCCGACATCGCAAAGAACGGCAAGAAGGGCGCCGGCAAGAACGGCGGCAATGGCGAAGGCGACGAGGACGTGCCGCGCGCGCTGCTGAACAAGTGGCTGCGCGGCGGCGACAACGCGCTCAATGCTGACGAGTGGGCGACGGTCCGCGCGACCATGTCCACGACCACGCCGTCGGAAGGCGGCTACACCGTGCAGTCCGAAGTCGCCAGCGAGATGATCACGGCCATGAAGGCGTTCGGCGGCATGCGCGACGTGGCCACCGAGTTCAGCACGTCGGCCGGCAACCCGATGAACTGGCCGACCATGGACGACACCGGCAACGTCGGCGAACTGATCGCGGAGAACACCGCGGCAACGGATCAGGACGCGTCGTTCGGTACGGTCGCGATGAACGTCTACAAGTTCAGCTCCAAGATCGTGACGATCCCGATCGAGCTGCTGCAGGACAGCCTGCTCAATCTGGACGCCATCGTGTTCGCGCTGCTGGCCGAGCGCCTGGCCCGCGTGCAGAACACGTACTTCACGACCGGCACCGGCACGAACCAGCCGCGCGGCATCGTGACCGGCGCGACCCTGGGCAAGACCGGCACGACCGGACAGACCGGCACCGTGATCTATGACGACCTGGTCGACCTGGAGCACTCCGTCGATCCGGCCTACCGCAACCGTCCGGGCACCGGCTTCATGATGCACGACTCGAGCATCAAGGTGATTCGCAAGATCAAGGATTCGGAAGGCCGCCCTATCTTCGTCCCGGGCTACGAAGTGGGCACGCCGGGCGGCGCGCCGGCCTCGCTGCTCAACCGGCCGATCACCGTCAACCAGGACGTTGCGACGATGGCCGCGAACGCGAAGTCGATCCTGTTCGGCAACCTCGCGAACTACCGCATCCGCAACGTGATGGCGGCGACGCTGTTCCGCTTCACCGATTCGGCGTTCACCAAGAAGGGCCAGGTCGGCTATCTGGCGTGGCAGCGCTCGGGCGGCAACCTGCTCGACAACAGCGGCGCGACCGTCAAGTACTACGCCAACTCCGCGACCTAAGTCGCCACCCGCAGGCCGGGCCGGCGCCGCGCGCGCCGGCCCCAGGAGATCGTCATGTCGAAGAAAACCGAAACCGCCGGCAGCACCGAAACCGCCGGCGAAGCTCGCGAGGTTGCACTGCTGGCCGACTGCCATGCCGGCGCCGCCGGCGCCGTCGTCACGGTCACGGCCGAGGAAGCCGCGGCACTGGTCAGTGCCGGCCAGGCCGACGACAACGTGGCCGCCGTGGAGTACCGCAAGAGCGTCAACGCCAAGGCCGACTGATCGTGCGCATCGACGTCGTCACGCCCGCCGCTTCCGAGCCCGTCACGCTCGACGAGGCCAAGGCGCATCTGCGCGTCACGCATGGATCGGACGACCTGCTGATTGCCGGCCAGATCAGCGCTGCGCGCGAGCACATCGAGCGCGTCATCGGCTACCCGATCGTGACCACGGTGCTGCGCGCCACGCTCGACTGCTGGCCGCCGGTGATCATCCTTCCGCGCTGTCCGATCGCATCGGTCGATGCGATCGAATACACGGACGCCGCCGGCGCCGATCAGGTGCTGGCGCCAGCCGACTACTCGGTCGATCTCTCCGGCGGCGGCGCGCGCGTTCGCCCAGCTTTCGGAAAATCCTGGCCGTCCCTGCGTGCTGTACCCGCGGCAGTGCGTGTGTCGTACACGGCAGGCCGCGCCGCCGCCGACGTGCAGCCGTCGCTGAAGGCCGCGCTGCTGCTGACCGTCGGAGACCTCTACGAAAACGCAGAGGCCCAGGTAGTGGGCAGCATCATCGCCGTGAACCAGACGGTCGATAATCTGCTCTGGCCTCACCGGATCGTGCTGCCGTGAGGGCCGGAAAGCTGCGTCACCGCATACGCATCGAGCGGCGCGTCCAGGGGCAAGACCTGGTCACCGGCGAGATGCTGACCGACACCTGGGCGCTCGTCGCCGACGACGTGCCGGCCGAGATCGTTCCGCTGTCCGGTCGCGAGTTCGTCGCCGGCGGCGGCGTGCAGGCCGGCGTCGATACGCGCATCACGATCCGCTATCGCGCTGCCGTCGACACGTCGATGCGTGTCGTCAATCCATACGACGCCGGCGGCCGCGTCTACGAGATCCGCGCCGTGCTGCCAGACCCGGACAACGCGCGGCATCTCACGCTGATGGTGCAGAGCGGGGTGACCGATGGCTAACGCCCCGGTGTTCCCGCTGATCGCCGCGGCGCCGGCGGTGACGGCCGTCATTGGCGCGGCGCCGGTGCGCTGCTATCCGGGCTTGATCCCGCAGACGACGGACGGACAGCCGAACCTGTCGCTGTTGCCATGCCTCGTGTACCAGCTCATCACCGGCACGCCGGAGATCTACCTGGCCGAAGCATCGAGCATCGGGCAGCAGCGCGTGCAGATCGACGCGTACGCGCCGACGTTCGCCGCGGCGACGGCGCTGGCCGAACTCGCGCGCACCGCGCTGGAAGACGGCGCGACGAACGTCTGCGTCAGCGAGAACGGCAACTACTACGAGCCCGAGACCAAAGCCTGGCGCTCGTCGTTCGACATGGAGTTCTGGGTCCGCCGGCCCTGAGCTCTACACCGTGGCCGCATGCCGTGAGGCAGCCGGCCGCGGCGGGCCCGCCGTGAGGCGCCCCCGCACCGCAACGCCGTGAGGCGTCGCGAGGGACTACGCATCCCCCGGTTCCGCCGCGCTCGCCGCGGCGCCAGCCCGGCGCGCCTGCAGCGATAGCAGGCACCTATTCCAAGGGGTCGGCGATACGCCGGCCCCTTTCTGTTTTCGGCGCGCGCGCGCCGGAGAGCGACTGCCGTGAGGCAGCCGACCGAACCGCCGTGAGGCGGATCAATCCACAAGTGGAGAACGAAATGGGCGAAGTTCGCACTCAGGGCACGGTGCTTTACATGTGCCTCGCCGGCGGCACCACCGTCGCAACCATCGGCAAGGTCGCCGACGTGGGCGAGTTCGGCGGCCAGGCCGACGACATCGACATCACCAATCTCAGCAGCACGGCCAAGGAGTATCTGGTCGGTCTCGTCGACAACGGCGAAATGACGCTGCAGCTCAACCTCGATCCGCAGGACGCGAATCACCAGGATCTGTTCGCGAAGGCGGGCGATGGCGTCCGGTATCCGTGCCTCATCGGTCTGTCCGACGGCACCATGCCGCCGACCGCGCTGGCCGGCGCCCTGGTTCCGCCCGCGGCCAGCGCGCGCTCGTCGTTCGCGTTCGTGGCGAGCATCAAGAGCTTCCGCTTCGGGGCGAAGGCGAACGATGCGATTCGCGTGACCTGCACCCTGCGGCTCAGCGGCGCGATCACGGCGGTCTGGAAGACGCCGTAACGCCGGCGCCATCCCGCCCAACGGCGACACCTACGACAGCTCTACGGCCGGCTCGGCGCGATCACCTCGCGCTGTTCGCCGTGGCGCGCGCGCACCGCGCCGGCCACCTCATCAACGGCAGAGGGAAACATGAAATTCAACCAGATTGCGGCCGCGAAGGCCAAGCCCACCATCCTCAAGGGCGAGTTCGATTTCGGCGGCGACATCGGCAAGCAGACGATCTTCGTGCGGCGCCTGAAATACCGCGAGCGCCAGAACACGTTCGCCGGCCGCCTCAACCCCGACGGCACCGTGCGCCTGACCGGCGAAGACAACGGCCGCTTCGTGACCGCCGAGCTCGTGGCGACGCACCTGTGCGACGACAAGGGCAACGCCGTCACCACGGCCGCCGAGCTGCTCGAATGGTCCGGTGAAGACGTCGATGCGCTGAACACCTACATCGGCACCCTGATCAATCCGGAGGCGTCCCACACCGCGGACCCTTCGCCGGCGACGAGCTGATCTGGTACTCGCTCGCGCTGTGGTGCGGGCGGCTCGATGTCGAGCAGCTGAAGGACGAAGTCGACGCAACACAGTTCGACCGGTGGTGCGAGTTCTATGCTCGCGCCCCGTTCGACCCGGAATCCATGTTCTGGATTCCGGCGGCGACGGTCTCGATGCACCTGCTCAACGTCAACGGCGCCAAGGTCCGCATGCGCGACCTGCTGCCGACCCGCACCTCTGCAAACCCAGTGTCTGTCGACGACAAGCTGCGCGGCTTCTTCGTGCAGCAGATGGCGGGCGGCAGGAGGACGACATAGACCGCCGTGAGGCGGCCTGACCAACGGAGCGGACGTGGCCAACACCGTAAGGGTCGATGGTCTGTCGGAGCTGCTGCGCACACTGCAGCAGCTGCCGACCGAGATCTCATCGAAGAACGGCGGCCCGGTCCGCTCTGCACTGTTCAAGGCGGCGAAGGTCATCCGCGACGCCGCGATCGAGAAGGCGCCGATTCGCACCGGCGCGCTGCGCAAGGCGATCTACGTTTATCGAGACCGTAGTCCGCAGGCCGATGGCCTGGCCGAGCGCTACTTCATCGGCGTGCGCAAAGTGAAGCTGTCGAAGAAAGAGCGCAAACAACTGCGCGCTCTGCTCGGTGAGTTCCGAGCGCAGCGAATCGCTGCGCGCGTTGTTGCTGTTGAGGGTGACCCGTACTACTGGCGGTTCATCGAGTTCGGCAAGCCAGGCGTCGGAGTGCCGCCGAGTCCGTTCCTTCGGCCGGCCATGGACAACAACCGCGGCAGGGCCGTCGAAGAATTCCGAATCCAATTCATGCGGACCGTGGCGAACGCTGTTAAGCGTGCGCGCGGACGCTAGCGCGCATAGCGCAGGGGTACACATGTCCAGCGTTTCGCTGGGTGGGCTGACCGTCCACCTGGGCGCCGATACGGCCGGCTTTCAAACCGACATGGGCCGAGCTGCGCGCATCGTGCAGCAACGCTCCAACGAGATCCGCGCCGAGTTCGCGGCGATCGGCAAGAGCATGGCCGGCGCCTTCGGCGCGCTGTCCATCGGTGCCGCCGCGGGTGCGTTCGGCGTCTGGGTGAAGGGCGCTCTCGACGCGCAGGACAAGGCGGACGAACTCGGCCAGAAGATCGGCCTGACGGCGACGCAGGTGTCCAAGCTGCAGGTCGCCGCGAAGTTCTCGGCGACCGATCTCGAAGGCGTCGCCAAGAGCATGGTGAAGCTGGCGCAGAACGCGTCGGCATCCGTCGCCGGATCGAAGCAGCAGGCTGCGGCGTTCAATGCCATCGGCGTCTCGGTCACCAACGCAAACGGCTCGATTAAAGACGGCGACCAGCTGCTCGGCGAGATCGCGGCCAAGATGTCGCGCTACAAGGACGGCGCCGAAAAGACGACGCTGGCCATCGCGCTGTTCGGCAAGACCGGCGCCGACATGATCCCGATGTTGAACGAGGGCAAGGAAGCTCTCGAAGACTGGGGAAAGATGGCCGAGCAATTCGGCCTCACGGTGAGCGTTGCCACCGGCAAGGCCGCGGCCGAATTCGCCGACAACGTCGACAAGATCCACATGGCTGGCCAGGGCATCGCGAACACGATCGCGGCCGAACTGGCGCCCGCGCTCGCAAAAGCCTCCGGCGAGTTTGTGAAGTTCTTGCGCAGCGACGAGTGGCAGAAGTGGCTCGCGAATATCCGGGCCGGCGCGCGCTGGGTCGCTGATCACTTCGGCCAGATCACCGGCGCGATCAAGCTTGTCGGCGAAGTCGCGGTCATCGTCATCGGCGGAAAGCTTGTGCAGGCGCTCGCGCTCGCGACCTGGAACGTAGGCGCGCTGACCATCGCCGCGGTCAAGAACGCGCTGGCAGCCGGCGGCATGAGTGCCGCGTGGAAGGCGGCCGGCGGCAACATCGTCGCTACGACAGCCGCATCCGTCAAAGCGATCGGCGGAATCCCGCTTGCCCTTGGCGCGATCACAGCGGCGTTTGCCGGCTGGCAGATCGGCACGTACCTGCGCGACCAGTTCGTCGAGGCGCGGCTGTTCGGCATCGCGTTCGTCGAGGGCGTGCTGGTCGGCTGGGAAAAGATCAAGCAGGGCGGTCAACTCATGTGGGCCGCCATCGCGTACGGCTGGGAAGTCGCGCGCGACACGGTGCTCAAGGGCATCGCGTACATCGTCAATGCCTATGCCGGCGCACTCGAACGACTGCCGACGGAATTCGGCAAGGGCTTCGCTGCCGACCTGCGCAGCTACGCCGCTTCGCTCGCGCCGGTCACCGACGCGACCGCGAAGTTCAACTTGCGCGTCGCCGAGGTCACCGCGACAACGGCGCTGAACATCGCCAACGTCCGCAAGATCACCGGCGAGATGGCCGAGTACGAACTCGCCGTCGATGCAACGGCGCAGGCGTTCAAGGCATTCGGCACCGCGCTCGACGCGATCGAGAACAAGTACACCGGCTCCCTGAAGAAGGGCACCAAGGAATACGCGGCCGTCGTCGCGCAGATCAACGCCGAAGCGCAGAAGGCGATCACCGCCGGCGCGGCGCAGGCCGACGTGCAGAAGCGCGTGGCCGAGGCGATCGACGCGGTATCGGTGTCGGCGAAAGCCGC